TGACGTCTTATCCAAGATGGTGAAGGTGGTACTATGCTAGGTGGTGCAATGGAAAGTCTTACTGAAAAAGGAGAAATCTAGTGTATGTGGGACAATAGAAAAGCATTTACTCTACCTGAGATTCCTAAGCTTCACCCTATGAGCCAGAGTTATCTGGATTTCTGGCGTGGAGAGAAGAAAAAGGTCATTGAAGGTGTATGGATAAATGGAAGTTGGTGTCCTCCACAGCTTTATCATTATATTAACTATGCTACCATAGTTTTAGGTGACAAGAAAAGCCGTAAAAAGGCTAGACCTTGGGACTTAGATTATGTCTGGGACTTGGCTTACTACTGGATTGAGGCTAGAGGCTTGTCTGGTTTTGAAAAGGTAGGGGATGTAGATGATATACGCAGCTTTTTACGTCAAAGACAGAAAGAAGATTTAGGCAAACCTCTTTACAATCATGAAGCTAAGAATCTTTTGATACTTGGACCTCGTGGTTGGGGTAAGTCTTATTGGGGTGCTAATGTAGCTGCTCATGAATATCTTACAGACGGGCAGAAAGAGTATACTCCTGGAGAAATTCCTAAAGAAACTGCAGAAATTTTATTATCAGCTTATAACTCCCCTTATGTTAATGACCTTATTACTAAAATTCAAGACGTACTTAACAACTATCCCGGTGGTATTGAAGTCAATGGTGTATACTATCCAGCACCATTCTTTAAAACTTTGGCAGGAACTTGGGCCGCAGGTAAAAAAGCTGAAAACTACTATAAGAAAAAGGTAGGTGGTAAGTGGCAGATGGTGGGAACCAGAAGTTGCTTCAAGCCTAGAGTATACAAGGATAAGCCTCTCGCAGGTGTGGGTGGTCGTAACACAGTTAAAATAGGAGAAGAAATTGGTCTTTGGGAAAATCTTATTGAGTCACACTTTGCAGACGAAAATACTCAACGCCTTAATAACTATAAATTTGGTTCCACTCTGTATATTGGTACTGGTGGTGACATGGTTGGTGGTGGCACCTTGGCAGCTCAAAAAATGTTCTACGACCCAGAGGCGTATGATTGTCTGGTATTTGAGGATATTTATGAAAACCGAGGAAAAATAGGTCTATTCTTTCCTGCTACTTATACCAAGATAAATTACAAAGATGAGTATGGGAATACTAATTTCTCTTTAGCTAAAGCTGGAGAAGAAGAACAGCGTGAAAAGAAAAAGCTTGCAAAGGATGCTGCTGCATATGATGAGTATGTAGTGTACAATCCTATAGTACCTAGTGAAGTATTCTTATCTAAGACTAATAATATTTTTCCTCTCAAGGATTTGCAGTATACATTGGCTCACATTGAGACTACTAAACTTGCAGATGCAGATTGGATTGGAGATGTGGTTATTAGTCCTGAGGGAGAAGTAGAGTGGAGGAACAATGCTAAAAACAGGCCTATATATGATTTCCCGCTTAAAGCTGAAGCTAATACAGAAGGTTCAATTGTTCTATATGAACATCCAATTACATCTGATGAGGGCGTTATACCTTGGGGACGTTACATCGCAGGTATTGATCCTTATGATCATGATAAGTCTAAGTCTGGCTCTTTGGGTTCTATCATCGTGTTAGACAATCTAACAAATAGAATTGTAGCAGAGTATAGTGGAAGGCCCGAGACGGCTAATGATTTTTATGAGAATTGTAGAAGATTACTTATTTATTATAATGCAGTGGCCCTGTATGAAAATGAAAAGAAGGGCGTGTTTACATATTTCGAGTCATGTGGAGCATTGTATTTACTTGCTAAGCAGCCTAAACTTGTAAAGGATGTAGTGGCCGGAAGTACTGTAGACAGAGGCTATGGTATGCACATGCCTACTGAAATTAAAAGATATGGCGAAGGCCTTATTAATACGTGGCTACGCAGGACTTATGAAGGAGATGTAAAAGTCTGCCATAAGATAAGGTGCGTGCCTTTGCTTAAAGAGCTTATACTGTACAATCCTGATGGTAACTTTGACCGTGCAATGGCTTTAATGCTTGCACTTTACCAGAAAGAAGAGATGCGTAAGTATGAAGTTCAAGTGGAAGAGAAAGTAAAAGGCTTCTTTGACCATGAGTTTTTTCACCAAGGATTTGTTAAGAAAGGAGATTTTGCTATAGGCAAGCCTCAATTTTTACTGTAATCTATTGGTTGATCATAAGTTAAATCGGTAGTTTTGCAAATTGGGTTAATTAGATCTTCATGGAAGTAGTATATCAAGACAGGGTAATATTACCTAGACAAAAAGTTGCCCGCTCGGTGAAAGAAACACTTGAGTGGAAACATAAATGTGTAGATGCTATCATAGCTTCTACCAAGGGTAAAGATTCCCAAAGACGTAGGTCTGTAACAGAAAGAAAAAGGAACTACGACCTTATCAATAATAAGATTGATATTTCACACTTTGAGCATATTACGAATCCTTTTAATCTGGGTAAAAACCAGCCTAATAAGTTTCAGTTACCAGCTACCTTACAACCTTACGACATTCTTTACCCAATCTTCAACGTCCTCTTTGGAGAAGAGCATAAGAGGTTTTTTAATCCTATTGTAAGGGTAACTAATGAGACAGCAATCACTGAAAAAGAGGAACGAACTAAAGAAACTATTGTCCAAGCGTTATTCCAATACCTCATGCAAGGGGTGGAACAAGACCCTAATAATCCCGCACCTCCTCCTGAAGAAGTTCTTAAAGCTGCGCAAATGTCTGCAAAAGACATGCGTGAAGTTACGGCTGAGAAATTTCTTAGTTACTACAAGAAAAAGTTTCGATTAAAGGATGTTTTTGCAACAGGATGGAAAGACTGGCTGATTGCTGGTGAAGAGTTTTATAGGGTTGAAGAAGTAGCAGGCGAAGTATCTGTAAAAAGGGTCAACCCCTTGCAGCTTTTCTTTAAGATTGGGGAAAATAATGATTCTATTGAAGAATGTGACCAGATTCTTGAGGAAAATTACCTTACCGTCAATCAGATTATTGACGAGTTTTATGAAGTTCTGACTCCTGAGCAGATTGATGAGCTTGAAAACTACTATCCTAGTGGTATCCCAGGTAATCAAGTCATTAATCCTTTGACTATCAAAGAGGTTGAGACTATTTATCACTTTCAGAATCAAGAAAGCTTTATTGACAGGATTCCAGTCTACAGGGTACGTTGGAAATCTTTCCGTAAGATTGGTACATTCTATTATATTGACCCTCAAACTGGAGAAGAGCAAAGCTTTACTGTAGATGAGGATTGGAAATGGGACAAGCAAGACCCTCAACAAAGGGTAGAATGGTATTGGGTATCTGAATATTGGGAAGGTGTACGTATTGGTATGGATATGTACATTGAACCTATGATTCGTAGGAGGCCACAGCAGTTTAGGAACATGGATAACCTGTCTAAATGTAAGTCAGGTTACTTTGGTCGTATGTGTTCTGCTACTAATACTCAAAGTACTAGCTTGATGGACCGCCTTGTACCTTGGGTATATCTGTATTTCATCATTTGGTATGATACAGAGTTAGCCCTTGCTACAAATATTGGTAAGATTGCACTTGTGGATGTCTCCATGATACCTGATGGTTGGGAAATTGACAAGTGGATGTATTATGCCCGTGCAATGCGCATTGGATTTGTGAACTCTATGAATGAGGGTAACAAACGGATGGGCATTAATCAAAACATGTCTACTCAGAACAAGGAACTTAACTTGGAAATGGGTAGTTATATTCAGTTTAACATTACACTTCTTCAAGAAATTGAGCGAAAAATCCAAAACACAGCAGGTGTACCTCCACAGCGTCTTGGAGCTATCTCTAATCAAGAGCTCGTGGGAAATGTTGAGAGAAGTATTACACAGTCTAGCCTTGTAACAGAAGACTTGTTCAGGATGCATACTTTAACCAAGCTTGACGTATGTGAAGCTATGCTTGAAGTGGCTAAAGATGTTTACAAGGATAAAAGTAAAGCTCTTCAGTATGTTACTGATGATTTGCAGACTGTACTTTTCCAACTGGATGGTATGGAATTCAATAATGCAGATTATGGAGTATTTGTAACTGATGAGAATAAGGATATGGAAGTATTCCAAGCTATGAAAGAGCATATGAAGTTTGCACTTCAGAATGACCAAATGGCTTTCCACCAGATTGCAGATATTTATTCTACTGAGTCAGTATCTGAAATTCGTGCTACTTTGTCTAAATACTATGAAGACAAACAGCAGCAGATGCAAGCTCAACAGCAACAAGAATCTCAGATTCAGCAACAGCAAATTGCAGCTCAACAACAGATGCATTCAGAAGACATGCAACTTAAGCAGTATATTGCTGATACTACAAATGAGACTAAAATACAAGTTGCACAGATTGCTACGTACAATAGGCAAATGGATTTGGATGTTAATGAGAATCTTATTCCAGACCCTCTTGAGATTGGAGCGCAGGCTTTGAAAGAGAGGGAGCTTGCATCTAAAGAGTTTATTGAAAAGCTTAAGTTCCAAGCTGACAAGGTTACTAAAGCTAAAGAGCTTAATATTAAAGAGAAAGAAATAGCTTCTAAAGAAAAGATTGAGAAACTCAAGGCAGACACAGCACTTAAAGTGGCTAAGGCTAATAAAAATAAGTATGATAAATAATGGAGAAATTTACTAAAATAAATGCAGAGAAATACATTAGGACTACTAATGATGCTCAGGTAGCTCAATTAGGACATTTAAATGCTATAGTTGAGGCAATAAAACCAACTGTAAAAACATATGTAGCTTTGCTTAATCAAGCTGCAGCAAATGCTCCAATTGCTAAGGTATTAGAAAATACAATCGGTAATATAACATGGAGTAGAGGTAACGCTGGAATTTATGTTGCTTTATTAACTGGTGGATTTCCAGAAGATAAAGTAGTATGTTATGCTTCTAGAGGATATAAAACTGCAAGTATATCTACTCTTACATTTTCTAGATTTAATGAAGATTATTGTATACTTACTAATAATGATACATCACTCCAAACACAAGTAGACGTTCAAAATGCACTATATGATTTGACTGTCCGTATTGATATTTATTTTTAATATTTTAACATGTCTACAATATCTGTAAAAACTAATGCTTGGGATGAGGTAGCACTTATTCGGCATGCTCGTCCATATAAACTGGCTGTAATTGAACTTGTATTTGCTGTATCAGGAAATGCTCCTTCATTTAGAGTAGTATTCAGTGAGTTTGGAAATAATATTTGTACTGGTACAAGTAAAAGTAGTGTTAACATTGGAGGTGGAGGAGCTGGTGGAGGAGTTACTTATATAAGAATTGCCCCAGGAGCTTTCTCAAACATTGCAAATGTAACTAGTAGTTCTACTATGAGTTATAATCTGACTACTGATGCAGGAGTTTATACAGATATGTTTATATCTTCTGTTTTTGATAGTACCGCACTTAATGAGATAAGAATGGTAACTTCTAAAACTACAGGTACTAATTTTGAATTTGTAGGTAAAGTTATGCTTGTAATCAAAGAATATTATGGCTAAACGTAAGAATCTTAGGAACCCGGATATTTTACCTTTTGATTATGTCTCAGTTTTATTAAATTGGACAACTACTAGTCCTTTAACAGCTACTCCTACTTTTAGAGTATCTAAAGTATTAAAAGGAACTTTTCCTTTTGATGCTACTATGTTATCTTTTACTGCAGTAGATAGTAGTTCTTCAATTAGCTTTACATTTCAATCTCCTTTTGACATTAATACAAGTCCTTGGCAGTTTGAATTAGAACTAGCATTTACTACTACAGCTTCTAAATTTAGGCCTACTGCAGTATATAATGGGGCTAATAATCAAATTACTGTAAAGTTTAATGTCGGAAATTTAGTAATAAATACTGCATACCCTGTAGTTTTTACAGCTAAAAGATACAGACCTACTACACAGTATTTAGCACAATTAGCTGCTGCATCTCAAAATCCTGTTAGTATAAATAGTACTGGTAGTATTAACAGCACATTTTTTTTTAATACTTCTGGCACTTCAGGTACTACTGCATCAGAGGTTCCAGGATTTATATTTCAAGCTCCAAGTAATTTTGTAATTACAACCGCAGGGTTTCCTTTTTTCGCAGCAAATTCTACTTTCTATCTTAGGATTATTAAGTTTACAACTATGCCTACAAATAATGTTAGTACTTCTAATTTTACAAATCTTTTTAATAGTAATTCGACAAGCAGTAATTTATTGTCTGCAAATGTAAATGTAAACACTGGAGATATTATAGCAATTTTTAGTTCTAGATTCCAATTTTCTACTTTTTCCTATAGTTTCCCTACTTTTTTAGGTACTCCTTATACTGTTAATATTAATGGAACTATTGTACCTATAGAATACTTAGGTGGGTCTGTAGGATCTCAAATAGATACTTTTACAAATATAACTAGACAGGCTAGTACTTCTTTTCTACCGTTCCCTAGTACTGTAAATTTTACTTCTGCTGGAGGGACAGCTTGGTCTAACATACTTTATTAACTATGCCATATCCATATACATACGCACGCATGAGTGTTCCTGCAGGAACTAGACAAATTCTGGCTTTAATTGAAAATCCAGACTTTAATGCTACTGCTGATTTATATTATAAAGTAGATACTACTCTTCCTGCATATAATATAAACAATACTCCTGTATCATACGGATTTACACCTTTAACAGCAGGTAATTTAATAAGTGTACAAAACAATAACTATGTTACGTTTAGTGTAATGGGTAAAAATGTAGCACCTGTTACAAGTAAAGTAACTGTAGTTTCTATGCCTGACTTTAGACAATTAGGTTCTTTTACTGTAGATGTTGTAACTGTAGGAGGAGGACCTGATCCCACGCCAAATCCTGTTAATTGGGGAGATCCATTCTATGCATATTTAGATGGATTCTGGTCTATTACAAGTCAGGAACTTACAGGCTTTACTACAGATCCTATAACACTATCTGTTACTATACAAACAGTATCTGGAGTTACACCAGAATTATGGGTTGCAGTATCTGCTGAAGACCCTGCTATTAGCTGGAATAATAGCACATCTCCTTTTGACCAAGGTTATCTAAGGTTATTTAGTTTAGATATATTTGAGGTGTCTCCAGGAGATGGCTGGGTTGCATTTGCTACTAATTACATTGGATTTGGCGAGGGAATTGCTACTGTAACAGTTCGTAATGTTAGTGATGGAAATGCTATTCTTGATACATTTAATATAACAGTTACAGCTGGTGGTGGATAATTATGTACGATAAAATAGCATATATACACAATAACAAACTTGCCAAATGGAACTATGAGTACATTGGCAAGGATGGTACTATATATGTAGGTCAAAGAGATGGTAGGTTAAAAAAGAAAGAAGTTGCTATTGCAGCTACTTCTACTACAGGTCTTGACGTGTCTTTATCGTGGGGTAATATTACAGGTGATATAACTAACCAGACTGATTTAATAAATTATATAAATACAGCTATAGGAGCTATAACCTTAGATGGATTAGCTGATGTAGTAATTACAGCTCCTACAAATGGTCAAGTTCTTACATATAATCTTGCTACTAATACTTGGATAAATGCTAATGCGGCAGG